ACCACCAACCCGTGAACAGGTCACAGTTTCAGGAAGAATGTCCCATGCCTTTGAAGGCATCTCACTTTTTTCCTGTGTGACAATGCCAACCCCTGTGGACATATTGGGGTCAACGATTCTGGGTCTAGTGAAAGTCAAAGCAGGGGCAGGTCTAGAACCCAGGGCACTGAACAGTGGCCTACCCTGGGGGCTGGGGTCCAACACAGGACCCAATGAAGGAACTACAACCAACCCATTGAAGCCACCAGCAACGGGAACGGTATTGGCTTTGTCATAGCCCATATGTTCAGCAGCCCTGGTTTTCATGAATTTGTTGAATCTCAGGGATGCATCCTGGTCGTTGCCCCTGTGAATCAGGTCCCAAACCAATTCACCTGCTGAACGATAGGTGAAGTCTTTGGCAATGACATTGGGGTCAAGCGTTCTGATTCTGTCCCTGGCACCTTCAGCTAGTTCCAGGTCCTGAGTCAGCCTGTCAATTTGGCCATTGAGTGAACGAACCCGTTCCTGGGCTTCACCAATGGTTTGGGCTTCAGTTTCGTACAGGTCCCTACCAGCTTCATCAGCAACACCAGCAAGCTGGTCAATCAGTGCAAGCTTGCTATCACGTTCATCCAATAGCCGGCGCACCATGGAATCTACAGCCATGGACTTTCCTTTCAGGAATTCAGGTTTTGAACTACTACTGAAAGGGGTGCTGTTCACCAGGAAACAGGGTGCTGAATGTTCCCGTCAGGGTGCTGTTCCACTAGCTGGCAGGGTGCCTACTCACTGGCCATATGTAGCACCAGTGGACCATGGGGGTCAATCAGAATCTTTATTACGTGGGTGAATTCGCTGAGTGATATAGCTGTCAATTAACTGGGCTACAACCTTAGCAAGCCTTAGCACCAGGACAATTCCTACCAACAGCCCGAATATGAAAGCCCCAGCAACAGTAAGACTGCCCCAATCAACTTGACCAAAAACCAATGATTACCACTTACGTCCAGTCATCAGCGATTCCCAGGACTTATTACCACAGTCAGTGGGTGGGCTGGGTGTTAACCCATGTTCATTGTCAAACTTAGCCTTAGCCCCATCTGTGCCACTGCCCCATTGCCCATCGTAATTAGCAGTGTTAGCAGGATTCATGTAACCAGCAGCAGCTAACAAATGCTGCATACGTTCCACATATGGTCCTGAGTCACCCTTTTTGATTGTGGGAAGCTGTGCCATCCAATCCCCTTCAGGTTGTGGTTTGGGTCCTGGTGCTGGTTCTGGTGGCAGTGGCTTAGGTACTGGCTGACTACCACCACCACCACCAGCCCTGGCACGACATTCAGCCTGAACGCTGCCCCTATCCCACGTTCCCGAACTGGTACATGAAATGGGCTGCCAGGGTCCTGCCACATTGGTTGTAGCTGGGTCTACCTTCCTATCTGGTGCCCAAAATTGATGGGTGGAAATATCATCAGGCTGGTTACCCAGCTTTGCATTGACAGTGTTGCTGACGATAAATGCTGCATCCACCTGGGCTTGTGGCCACTGTTCCCCAATACCATCATTGCCCATTTCAATTCCTACAGCCCTGGAATTCATGCCATCGTCTGGCACAGTTCCCCTGCTGAATGAAATGCTGTAGCCCTTGCCATTGGTATTGGTAGCACCAGCAGCCAGAACCCAGACAGTCCCATCCCTGGAAATGTAGAGATTAGCTAATGGGGCATCCTCATCCTGAACAGTGCAATAGTCAGCATCCTTTTGCCCATCCCATGAAACTGAACTAGCAGTGTGGTGCCACATAACACACAGGGGGTATTGGTCATAGCCCCCAGAACCCCGTGAACGGGTTTGCCAGTTGGAATACTCAACTACCGTTAAACCAGCTTGCCTACACCAGTTCGCTAGTTCAGTTAGGTAGATACTGCCCATTAGTCAGTCATCAGCGTCGAAAGCGTCGTCTGGGTCCTTATCCCCAAATGTTTCTTCATCCTCATCAGGTCGATTTGGATGGGGATTGTCATGGGTTGGTGGTGTGGGTTCGTCTGGTGTTGGTTCTTCAGTGGTCATCATTGCCCCTTAGCTTGCTTCCTGTGCCCCTGCTGGCTGTTGGGTGGCCAACCATGCCCTGACCCCATCCAACAGTGGCCTAGGGGCTTCCTGGGGGTCATCCTGGGAACGTATGGCTGTAATGCCAGCACTGGCGTACGTGGGGACTGGCGTAGCTGCCACATGACCCACGAAAACCTGAACCCGTGAAACAACCCCATCAATCAGTTTGGGCTGTCTGGTGTCTCTAAAGGCAATTGACAGCCCTGTATGTGATTCCCGTAGCATGGACTGAATTTTCACTAGGTTGGAATCATCGTAGATTCTGAAGGAACCCCATGCTCCATCGTTCCTGTCATCTAGTGAAGTGGCAAACCCAATACGGGTTTCAAAGCTTTCCTGATGCCCCAGCATGAATGGAACGTCCAGCATTCCCCTTGCTTTGAAGCCCTGTGCCATGGCTGCCAGTGAACCCCGTAAGAACTGTTCCCTGTAACGTTCCAGCTTTCCCGTTTCGTCGTTGACTTCAACAACATCAGCAACCACGTTGTAAGGGACAATCATGCCTTCCAGGGTTCTGCCATCGTCCCCACGTAGTTGAAACCCTTCACAGGGGATGAAACGGGTTCCACTGCCTTTAGGGAGTAGTTCAGATTCCTGTTCCAGCAATGTCATTCCAATGCCCCCAAAACGTCAGTTGCCCTAGCTGGGTCATTCGGTATGTACCGTTCTGACATACGAATTTCATCCACGGTAATGGCATGGTTACCCTTGTCATCCACGATGGAGAACAGGGTTTGATATGTGCGTGCCCTGGTTTCTGGGTCAGCCTTTACGTAATCATCCCTGTTAAATTCCACCCTGGTTCCACGGGGTAAAAGCCAGTTGGACAATGCCCCTGCTACAGCACCTGCCTGGGTCCTGAGTGTGGTTCTCCAGTGAAAGTCCAGCAATTGTGTTGCATTTGCGTAGGTCAATCCATCTGGCATGGGCAACCCAACCAAATAGGCAGGTACACCCAGGGCAGCAGCGATTCTGGTTTCGTCAAATATCCTCAGGTCAAGTAGTGCCATTTCCCTGGGGCTGGTTGTCAACGTTTCCAGTTCCAGGGTTCCTGAGAGAACAGCAGGGGCACCCTGTCTGTTGGTTGCCCCCTGAATCCATGCATTCTGCAAGTCTTTAGCTTCAGTACCGTTCAGCTTCCTGGGTGACTTCAGAATGCCCCAGGGAATGCCACCCTTTGAAGCAATGTCAGTGGCCATTTTCTCTAGGGCAGCAGCACTGACGATTGACCTAGCAGCCCATTCCAGTGGACCAATTCCCCTAAGGTTGGTAGGCATGGATTCATATTTGATATGGCAAACGTCAGCCCTATCCAATACCTGCCCACCAATGGAATAGGTAATTTCCCCCTGAACCCGTTCCACGTTCACTAGCTGGGGATTCAGCACCATGAATCGGGCTGGGTAACCACCTGCTGTTTCTGAGTACCTACCAGTACACCAAAGAATTGCTTCCCCACATGATTGGAAGGTATTGAAAAGCTGTTTAGCGAATTCAACCCAATCTGCATACAGTTCAGGTTCTGGGTTGTTAGCCCATTCAGGCAGCCTTTGGACCTGAACACCTTTCATGCCATAGACAGGGAAGGAAGCCAATTGCCTGGTATTCAGGTCAATGCAAGTCCAAAGGGTAGACACCAAACGTCCCAGGTAACTGGCACCATTCCATAACGGGGTTTCCCACCCTGTAGGCCACCCAGCCCAGGCTTGCACTTCAGGCATAAGCCCAGACTGTTCCAACATTCCTGTTGGGTACATTGCATGGGTATCACCAAAGCCGGCTGGGGCATTGTCCCCAACAGTTCCCACTGGTGGATTGCTATTAGGAATGGAATCCCTGGGAATAGCCCTGTTACGAAAGTCCCTTATTACCACCAGGTCGGAATCTGGCACAGGGGCAGCATAAGCCCCATGGACAGCCCTGGTCCATAGCTGGTTACCTGGTGTCATGGCTGGCAGGGATATGCGTCCATACAGAACCAGGGTTTTCAGGAATGCAAAACAGTTCCTACGAACCCATGAATTGCCCTGCTGGGTGAATGATGAAAATGGCCAGTGTCCACGTAGGGGCATCGTCCCTGACCACCAGCCCCCACTGTGTGAATTCCCTGACCCCATGCTGTGGGTAGGGAAGCTGTTGCCTATGTGCCAATACCACAGCAACAAACAACGTGGTCATCTACGGAACCGTAGGACAATGCCCCCACCAACTAGGGAATGGTTATGAAAATAGACCATGCGCCGGCAAAGCCCAGACTGGCCACAACCAGAAACCCAGAACTAAACAGCCTGGGCTGGTACTTCCATGAAATGGGTTCAAAGCTGGGTTATGAATTCCATGAATGGCAAACGGAATTGTCAGACATATCAGCCCAGCTTTCAGAACGTCAGGACATAATCCCTGGTCAAAGCAGCAAAAAGTTCAATGCCCAGCATGTGGGCTGCATCGTTGGAAGGCAATCAGGCAAGACAGCATGGGCTGTTACTAGGATTGCTTCACAATGCATGTTGCCTGAACGTAGGGATATTGCTGACCAGGTAGGGCTTCATAAGATTGCCCCACAGCATGTTATCTACACTGCCCAATCACGCTTGAATGCAACAGAAAAGTGGAGAGAACATACGGAAATCATGCTGAATTCCTGGCTGGTGGAATACATCTACAACGTCAGGAAACAGATTGGTTCTGAGTGTGTCACGTTCACCAATGGGAGTACCTACGAACCCGTTAC